CTCCTATGCCGGAGGATTTGCGTAGCAATCGCAAGCGAGGTATTAATCTCAACTGTAAGGAATGCATGTTCAAAGATGCTCCAGTGTTGATTCTTGATACAATATTTAAGCAATCCTTCAAAATTACTATTCTCTTGATTTTTTGGATTACTTACACGAGCACAATAAGCAATATGCTTTTCTGCGTCTGGTGTTGCAGAAATAAGTTTAACTTCCGATTTCATTTTCCAAATCCTTTTGATGTATATTTTTCCAATTCAACAAGTCCATTTTCAACAACTCTCAATTGTGATTTCATTTCTTTCAGTTGTTTATCTGAATACAAATGTTCCTGTTTGATTAATTTTTTAAGCAGTTTAACCAATTGCCTTGATCTGCTAGTCATCATCATCCTCAAATACTTCGTCATAATCTAATTCTTTTGGTCTAGCATCATCATATCGATATGATGATACATCAGAATAAATTTCTGCCTTCAAAGAATCTACAAGAAGTTCAAGATTACGAACAATAATTTTTAGTTTATCTTTATTCATAAATCGAAAGAATTTTAATTTATTTTAGCATAAAAAAAGGGAAAAGACAATTTCTTCCCATTAATTATTATTTTCTTTTTTTGCTTTCTTTAGGAACATATCCATATGTCTTTGGATTTACTGTTCCTTCAGTCCATTTAATTTCTTTGAGTGCTCCCTTTCCATATTCATCATAATATCTATCAAACACTTCTATTCTAGCACCTGATTGTACTATATCATATTTTTCTACATCTTTCACACAATAAATCACAAGATAAGAATTTACAGGAAGACTCTTATCTTGTGCTAATGATTTATCACAATCTTTGTGAATAATATTCAATTCCTTTCCTCCGGTTTTCAACCTCTATTTCCCCAAACAATATCAGGATATGCTTCAGAAACAATCTCTTTATTGATTTTATACTTAGTTTCAAGTTTTTTATCTTTACATAAACAAAGAATTTCTGCTTCAAATGGATGCAAACCTTCCAAAAGATTTACAAAAATATTTTCTCTACGAATACCATTAAGAGAATCATTACCACCTTTTACAAAATTATAAAATTTATCATATTCATTACGAATTGAAGAATATCTTTGATCAATTGCTCCTATAGATGAACCATTCAATTGTTTGACTGCATCTTCAATTCGTTCTGACATTGTTGTTGTTTTCATGTCATTATCACCAAAAAATGGTACATCACCTTCTGGAAGTGCAGAAATTACTGATTCATCGAAATTCCAAATAAAAATTGCTTTCAATGAATCGTGTTCATATGTTTTAAGAACTTCTACTTTTTTTACTTTTGATCTTTGTTTTGAAGCAAGAGTAAGAATTTCAAATATAAATGGATTTGTAGGAAGAGTTTCGAGTTCAGTCTCTGTCTTCGTCGTCGTCGTTGTCGTCATAATCGGTTTCAAATCGTACTGCTATTATTTCGTCGGGAAATAAATTCCCATTTTCATCAAACATTTCGGGATGTGTATAAATTTGTCTAACTTGATTTTCATACAAGTAAGACTTCGTTAGCCAACCTATTACTCCACCTACAAGTAAAAATAAAAAAGATAATATAGTAAAAATGGTGAGTTCTGATGCTAACATTTTTCTTTCTCCAAGAGATTACTTTTTCTTTGATACTCTTAGTTCAATTTTAAAATGTATCTCTTGTTTAAAAAGAGAAAACATTTTTCCAAAACTGAACTGTCTAGAATCCAATTCTGGTTGAATTTCTCCTCCTTTTTTTCGAAGTAATAACTCAACACCACGATTGATGTTTGTTTTTCCAGAATTATTTATAGTACTCATTAAAACATATTATTTTCTTGTAAGTACTTCACTGTATCACTACATCCACCAATATGTTTTTGGTCAAAAATAACTTGTGGAAATGTAGATCCTTCACCAAATTCGGCATAGAATTCTTCTCTTGTAAATTCAGTTCCAAGTTCATAACAAATGACTGGGTATCCTTTTCTGACACTCAAATCACCCAGAACCATTTTGATTTTGTCGCAATAAGGACAACCTTTTTTTGAATAAACTGTAAAATTCATAAAATTACTAATAAGGGTATAAGAATTACTAAAATTGAAATTAAGATCCCCATTACTTCTATAGTAATGGGGTAGATACTACCATCATCCATGAATGTTAAGATGCATTGTTTCTTCTTGGTCTATACTTATATAGATTTGAATTATCTTCTGGTTTCATCCAATTTACTATAGCATCTCTTTTTATTTCTGTAAAGAAATCTTGCTGATAATACCAAGTTTCCCAAGGAGTATGAGCCTTGGATTGATTGCAAGAATGGCAACATGCCACTACATTTGTTTTAATGTCTAAACCACCTTTACATTGTGGAATAATATGATCTAATGTGATGTTTTCTTCAGATTGACAATAGGCACACTTATTTTCCCATTGCTCTTTTATATTTTTTCTCCACAATCGTTTTGCGTCTGCTTTACTTGTCGTTTCTAGATTAAACAAATAGTCCTTAAACGAGTGTAGAGGAACCATAAGTACTTGCGACTTATAATTATTTATTCTTAGTTTTAATAACTTCTGCTAACTCTTTAAGTGTGATATAAATGTAATGAAACTCATTATAGAGATTAATATCTTGATCTCTTTCTAAAAAATGTTTAATTTTGTTTATCATATTTTTTTCTTACACGCATCTCTTGACCAAGCACGACTTAAACTATTTACATAAGAACATCCTTTTCCAGATTTCCCACAATAGGGGCATACTGCATCTGGTGGATCATTCGCAAAAGAATCATAAAATTCTTTTTTTGATTTCTTTGCGTTCTCTGCTTGTTTATGCTTTCTGTGATTCATACAACAAAAGGTTCTTGTTGTCCTTCTGGTAATTTAATTGTTGATGCATTAAGTGCTTCAACCTTTCCAGCAGAAAGACCAACTTGTCCCGGAAGTTGCTTATCAGTTATTGAACTTACATCAATCACTTGATCCATCAAAAATCTATGACGACTATATGTTCTTTTTTCTGGACCAAAGGCAACCATCATCATCGCATCATTAATATCGGCACAATGACAGATAACTCTTCCAGTCCTAATTTCAGTTACTATCCAGTATTCGTTCATGATTTTTATAAATTTATACAATACCAATAAGATTAATTGAAGAAGAATTTTTTAATTTATTTGTTTCTCCTTTATGATAAATCCAACAATCTTCAGAACAATCAAACTCATCTAACATTTCTTTTACTGCTCTTTTTACTCCAGGAAACCAATCAGTTCCTTCATTATAATAATCGTGTCCAGCAAGAATACCTCCTATTTTTACTTTAGGCAACCATGCTTCAATATCCATTTTAATATCTTCATATTCATGAGATGCATCAAGAAAAACAAAATCTAAAGAATTGTTTTTGAATTTTTTACATGCATCTAAGGAAGAAATTTTTAATGGAAAATAATATTCTTCTACTGGTTTCATATTCTCTAAGAAAATATTATAAAGTTGAGGTAATTCTTTCATACCTTCATGTTCAACACTTCCTTCCCAAGTATCAATACAATAGAACTCAATATCTTTATTTGAATTTGCAATTTCTACTGCCATATAAGCAGCCGATTTTCCTTTCCAAGAACCAATTTCAACAAACTTACTTCCAGAAGAAAAATTTTTTACAATATTAGAATACAAAATTGGATAACTGAACCAATTCTCCCCAAACTGTGATTGATCGTAGATATGGTTTTTAACTTTATTGCTGTTTTGCATTATTCTCTTCAGTGATTTTAGTATTATAAGAAACTTCTGGTAAATTGTAAAGTGCTGGTGGTTTGAAATCTGCCGGTGGTCTATAAAGATTGGGCCAAGTATCTCTGATAATCTCTGCGAGTTTATTTGATGTGGTGGAGGTTATCATATTAGGGACATCAGAAAGAGGAAGACTCCGAATAGTTGGAAGAGGAGGAGGATGGTTAGCATTTTTTATATCAAAAAAGAACAGGTTATACCATTATGCAACATTCTTTTACCCAAACATAAACTTACCAAATGAGAACAACTTGCATTTCTATTATATTTTTCTTTGATTATTTTTACAAAATCCGAAAAATCCAATCCAGATTCTATCTCAATACTGCCAATATGATTTCCTATAGTTCTTTCAGTTATTTTTTCATATATATGAAATATTTTTTTAATATTTCTTAATTCAAAAGTTTCTTCCCTGCTGTTTCTTTTATTTTTATTTTTATTAATTTTATTCCATTGACTTAATTTATTTCCAATTTTAACCCGCACATCTTTTGGTTGTTTAAGTGCCGCTTCTTTTAATTGACCACTTTCTTTAGCAGATTTTCCACCTCTTTTTGAACCAAATAACATTAATTCCTTTACAAGTTCTTCTTTGCCAATAGTTCCAGCAAGTGCTCTGTAAGCAATGTAATCACCATCACTTTTATGGAGTAACCAATTTGCATAATGGAACATTGCGTGTCTGGTTACACTTACATCTTCTACAATATTAGATTTATCATCAGTTCCTCCAAGATGTCTTGGAATAAGATGGTGATTATGTTTCATTTTACTTATACAACCACTCAACTATTTATAATAAAAAAGACCCCGAAGGGTCTTGATATTATATCACAAATTGAATATCAAATCAACCAATACTTGGAGCAGTCAAGGCAACTTGAGTTGTCTCGGCAGCAGCAAGATCTAGGGGAAAGTTGTGGGCATTACGTTCGTGGACCACTTCCAGTCCCAAGTTTGCCCTATTGAG